AGAAAGGAAAAATTCTTTCCATTTCGAAAATCATGCAGGATTTAGCTTCTGTAACAATGCCTCATGATTTTATAGAAAAGATGGCTTTCAATTTATGGGCAATCAAAGAAACAGCAGACAATCTATCTCAGGAAAAAGCTTATGAAGATTATAAGCAAACAGAAAAATTACGGGAAGAACTTAGCACAAAACATTCGCTAAAATACAACCATAGTGGAGAGCTTGTTCTTTACAAAAGCAAAGAGGACGAGAAAAATTATTTTGCAATCAAAGATCAGGATGCTTTTAATAAAGAATTTAAAAAATTCAAGAAAGATCACCAATCAACTTTTGATGCTTATGAAGAATGGTTAGAAGAAGAAATTACAATCAAAGGTTACACCTTTGACATTGAAGACGTTCCTGAGCTACCACGCGCTAAACTTGAATCAATTACAGAATTTATAGAAATTTAATGCTCAATATTATAACTAACATATTAGGAATCCTGATCATTCCATTTACAATGTATTCTTTCTATACGCTTGATAAGATGGATGGTTGGGATTTTTTTTTGATGATGATAATTTCCCCTATTTTTCTTTATGTAAAAAGCAAGGGATTCAATACATTAATAAATAAAATGGTAGATAATCAAATCTTAAAAAAATAATCATTTGCTTTCTGATGAATAGTATGTAATTAAACAATAATGAGTTATGGCGAAATTAAAATATTTAGTAATTCACTGCACGGACACACCAGAACACATGAATGTGACTCCGGAAATGATTAAGAGTTGGCACACCGATAAGAAACCCATTGGTCGCGGATGGTCGAGAGTTGGTTATTCTGATCTGATCATGCTTGACGGCACAATCAAAAACCTTCGTCCTTATGATGAAGATGATAAGGTGGAAGACTTTGAGGTAACCAACGGAGCAAGGGGCTACAACGGCGTATCACGTCACATTGCTTATTCAGGTGGCCGGGATGCAAATTCCCAGAAGCCAAAGAACACGCTTAATGAAGCGCAGCTTGAGTCTCTTGCAGAGTATGTCAAAGAGTTTATTCAGAATCATCCGGACGCAAAAGTAATCGGGCACAATCAAATCAATGACTATAAAAAATGTCCTTCATTTAGCGTAGCTTTCGTTTTTGTAATTACACTTGGATTTCCGAAAGATTCTTTCATGCTTTCTGATTCAGAGGAAGAAATGTATCAGAAAGACAAGGCTCCTAAGAAGGAAGCTCCGGAAGGGTTAAATCCTGCAATTGGACAGGGAGTTGTCACAAGAGACGAAACAAGTCCTGATCAGAACCCTATAGGACCTAAAACAGAAGAACAGTGGTTCAAGAATGGACCGAAGGATTCCTATGGTAAATTTCACATGCCATTTAAATCTGGAAAAGGACAAATAGAATCTAGCGATGAAGAATAATATTTTAATTTTTATATTAGTTGTAGCCTTATTTTATGTGGGGTGGAATTTTTTTGATAAAGAAGAAACTAAATTCGATATGGTAGAAGTTATTAAAACTGACTCTGGGCTTATAGCTCGTGTAGAAATGTATGAGGATTCAATCAGTAAACTGGTTCAAACTAATAAAAAAATGAAAGAAATGATAGCACATGAAAATGCTGCTATTAAAAATTTGCGCGACTCTCTTAAAGACAAGAAAACGCAAATACAAAGCGAAAGTGAACAGGAATCTATTAATCGTTTTTGCGAAAGCACATTAGGAACTGTCATTCCTAAAATAAAATCAATTGACAGCATTCCTGTCATTGCGATAAAAAAAGCTAACGAACTTATTGCCGAAAGGCATCATTATAAAGAATTGTTTGAAAGACAAAAAGATAAAATAACTTTGCTTGAAGGAATCGCTTCAAACAATGCTTTTATTATTAAGCAAAAAAACAAAATAATTAAAACTATTGAACAGCGTAATTCCCATCTAAAATTCAATCTCGAAGCACAAGAAAAGCATTATAAAGAAAGGCTTCGCAAAGAAAATCTCAGAAATAAGATCAAGCTCGGAATTGTGTCCGGATTAGCTGCGTTAATAATCATCTTTGGATAAATGTTTGTAAACGTCCACGAGTTTAGTCCTGTTCCAAAAAACGGTTACCCAGACATTAATAGTGTCGAGTTTGAACAGTTTTGGCAAGAACAATTAGAGTATGTTAAAAATGGTTTTAGCGTAGGTGGGCAAACTATCTCTGGAGATCACTACTGGTATTTAAATTTTTGGAAGATACGTGGGTATGATTATAAGAAAGGCCGAAAATCCATTATAAGCCCACGATTTCTCGATATTGATTATGAATACTTTTCATTGCTTGACCGTGCAAGGAGAGCAGGAAAAAATCTAATTGCACTTAAACCCCGTCAGCGCGGATTCTCATCAAAAAATGCGGCAATAATAGGCAAAGAATTTAGCTTGTTTCCAGGTTCACAATCCATCATCGTTGCAGGATTGGAAACATATACCATAAATACAATGGGTTTTGTTCTTCGTGGATTGAACGACCTTGCCGAAACTGAGTTCTATAAGCGAAGAGATCCTAATCAGAGCGACTATATCAAAGCTTCTTATACCGATATTTATATTGATGAATATGGAAATAAGAAAAGCGTAGTAAAAGGGTATCAATCCGAAGTGGAAGCTATTACTGCTAAGAATAACCCACAGGCTGTATCAGGTAAATCACCTTCATTTATCTTATTCGAAGAGGCCGGTATATTTCAGCAGCTTAAAAAGGCATATGGATATGTCAAACCTTCCCTTGTTACTGAAAACCAAATAACTTCAGGTATAGCTATATTTCAGGGTACTGGTGGAGAAATGTCACAAGGTGCTGAAGAGTTTGAATACATCTATTATAATCCAGACGAGTTTAATGCGCTTTCCTTTGACCTTACGGAGTTCGATTCTGAAGCAGAGCCAGGCGTTAAATGTGGTTATTTCTTCCCTGGTTGGAAGTATAAAATTATCGACACCAATGGCAATTCGCTTAAAGAAGAATCACTTAAGCAGATTGAGAAAGAACGTTTGCTTGTAAAAGGTGGCGACACTGAATTTGAAACGATTATTGCCGATCCATTAAATCCTGCTGATTCCTTTCTTCGCCGTTCAGGTGGCTTTTTCTCTAAAAGTCTTGTAGCAAGCATGAACGGCCTTAAAAACAACATTCAAAAAACAAAGAATCTTCAAGTTGCCCAAAAAGGAAGACTTGAATGGGTATATAAGAAAAAAGAACGTGACGGTCGTGAGATAAAAATTATTAACGGTGTTGAATTTGTTCCTGATGATGATGGCTTTTTTGAGCTAATAGAACGCCCTGCTATTGATCCGAATACAGGCAAAACCAAAGAAGGGTTGTATAAAATCGGTATTGACAGTTACGATAAGGACGAGGCAAACAGTAGTGATTCCAAGCTCTCTGTTTCCGTTTTTAAGGCTTATGAAAGTATCATGGTCGAAAACAACAATTCCTTCATTGCTCAATTATTTGTTCGTCCTGACGTAAATGAGGGGGGGGCTGAGAAGGCTTATGAAGAAGCAGCTAAAGTTTGCATGTATTTTAATAATAAAGCTCTTATTGAATGGTCGAATATCCGAATATTCAACTGGTTTAAAACTCATGGGTTTGAAAAATTCCTTCGTGAACGTCCTGACTTTGTGCTTTCCAATTGGATTCAAAACTCTACAGTTAACAACAGATACGGGGTAGACCCTTCAACAAAAGAGGACTGGCTTTTTGAATTGAATGATTACCTGATTAAGAATTGGGAAAAACTCAGAATCTTAAGGCAGATAAACGCATTCATATTCTTCAAGCTTAATCCTAAATACAATTGCGATATCACAATATCATCTTCTCTTGCGATTGTACAAGCCAAGGAAGACATGCTTAACAGAATAAATGAAACTTCTGAATCCGATACGAAAACCGATGATTGGATTGAAAGTGGCAGATTGAAAGAGGACGTGCATGGTAACATCATTTTAAACTAACGAATTATGAAAAATCATTTTTTTAACGATTTGATCGCTCCTGAAAAAAAGAACCAAGAGTGGGTAAGAGGTAAAGCCTTGCAAATCATGAATGTAGCACAAAGTTCTTCACACCTTAAACAGAGAGACTATATTTGTTTTAAGTATTACAATGAAGAGTTTGCTGATGATGAGTCTTTTGATTACTTAAGAAAGCATGACAGCTATGTTATGCCTGCAAAAATCCGTTGGGTACCATTGGTTCGTCCAAGACTGCAAAGGCTGATATCTGAACTCTCACTTGTTCCTTTTAAGTATGATGTTCTACTTGCTGACAGCGAATCGCTTTTAAGAAAACATGACCGCATTATCAATGCTGTTCTCGATGAAATGGAGTTACAGATTCGTAATAATGCTCAGCAGATAACTACGCTTATTGGCGATATCAACAACAAAAAAGCACAGCTACAGCAAGCATTACAACAAAAAAACATGCCGCCTGAAAAAATGCAAGAATTGCGTATGGTAGTTGCCCAAAAGGAACAGGAGTACAGCGAAACCCTGCAGGGACTTAACTATCATCAAGGTATTAATTCAGAGCGATTAAATGCTGTTGAGAAATCTCAGAAGTACGATTTTAAGGAAATGGAAGAAGTAGCAATGAAGAAGATTATCAAAGCCAACAATCAGAGATATAATCTTCATGCTGAAACAGTAAAAGCTTTCACAAACAAGCTTGTCACCGGCCAACAGCTTTATTATGTCAATTATAGAGAAGGAGAGAAAGACCCCATCTTTAAAGCTGATAATATTATGCAGGTGTTTTGGGATAACAACAGCGACAATGAATGGATTCAGCATGGCCGATGGGTAGCTCGTAAAGAATATTACTCACGAGAACAGATATATGACTTGTGGGGTGATCAAATGAATTCAGAGAACATAAGAGAAATCACAAACCTTCCTTCCTCTCAGTATGAAAGTCCGAATGCTTTAATGGCTACCCCGAATGGAGCTATAGATACTGGCTACTTTGGAAGTAAAAGTAAAACGCAGGGAGTGCCTGTATGGTTTGTTTACTATCGCTCTCCAAGAAAGGTTAGGTTTAAGAAGTCACCTAATAAACACCTTCCTGAACGTCCGTTCACACATGTCATGAAGGACGAGGAAAAAGTAAGAACACAGAAAGGTGAAAAAGAAATAGTTCGTTATCCGGATGATATGTATCAGGCAACGATCATCAATGGAAAAATCATTGTTGATGATGGCCTTTCTCCTTTTCAGGTAAGATCTCAGGATAATCCGGGGAGAGTAGAACTACCTATAATCGGAAAAAGCTTTAACGAAACGGATAAAGTTCCATATAGCATTATCTGGTCTACAAAAGATTTGCAGATTCAATATAATCTTGTCAATTATCACAAAGAATTGATGCTTGCCCTGGGCGGTGTTCGCGGTATTGTTATGGACTTGTCTCAAAAGCCCACAGCAATGTCAAAAGCAGAATGGTTTTATGACTTTAAGCGTGGCGTAGCATGGATTCAGAGTAAGGATAAGAATGGCCGTTCAGCGCAGTTTAATCAATTCAAGACATTTGACAATAGCGTTTCTCCGGCCATCCAGTACCTTGATAATATCATGGAAAACATTCGAACAATTGTCGGTGATGTGACCGGTGTTACAAGGCAACGGATGGGTGACGTAGTGGATTCTGATCAAGTAGGCACTTCTAACATGGCTCTGCAGCAATCATCCATGACAACGCAAATTCTATATTATGAACATGAAGAAGTTACCGAAAAGGCATTAACCAGATATGCAAATATTGGTAAAAACAGCGCATGGAAAGAAGGCCGGATTGATCACTTCATAAATACGGACACCAAGCAGCAGGAGATTATTCGTATTCCCAAGCAGATTGGCGAAGGGAAAGACTTCCTTATTTCAATGGGTAATTTGTCCAAAGAATACAAAAACCTTCAGGAGATAAAGCAATTGGCGTTTAGTTCCGGAGCGGCTAAGCACATGACCATGTCTCAAATATCAAAGATGTACCGTATTGAAGACATTATTGAACTTGAAAAGACACTGGAAGAGTTTGAGGAAAAAGCCGCTGAACTTGCTCAACAAGCTAATATATCTGAAGAAGAAGCTAAGGCTGAAATGGCTATGCAGAAGATCAAATTCGAGAAGGAATACGATCTTAAGATTCAGCAGCAAGCGAATAATATGAAAGAGTACCAGCTTAAGTTGAAAGAGAAAGAACTTGAAATCAAGAAAACTGAAATCATTGCTTCTATTGAGCAGAAACAACTTGAAATGCAAGTTAATGCAAATCTTAAGGTTGCTAAAATAGAAAGTGAAAGCGAAGTTGAGCAGACGTACCTACAAGAGAAGAGCAGGGCAAATCAAGCCATGGAAGGTCTTAATAAGCTAAAACTGAAACTTGAAGCTATCCAAACAGAGATACAGGCTGTGAATGATGAAGAGAAAAGAGTCAGCAATGAAAAAGTAAAGTTTAGCTCAAACAAGCAAGGCGGTAGTAAAGAACATATAAATGACAACTAACTAAATGTACTTTTCAAAATATTTTAATCCGAGATAATTAGTGAGTTATGACAACAAAAAGCACAGAGCAAAATCCATCTGCATTCGCAAGCCCACAGGGGCAGTACGAGTCTAGCACAACTAATCCACCGACTGATCCAGTGAACGATCCACCGGTAGACCCATCAGCAAGTGATCTGCCAGTAGACCCACAGGAAGGCGATCCTCCAACGGATGATACTCCTGTAGAAGATACACCGGAAGGATTAGATTATAATACGCTTTTCAATAAAGCAGCAGAAAAAATTGGCGTAAAAGCTCCCGAAAAAATTGAGAAGGATATCGATAAGTTTCTTGATTTTGTCACTACAAATGCAAAGCAGGGAAGTGACGAAAATCAGAACGACGATCTTCATCCGGAAGCCAAACGCTTTAACGAAGCTTTAAAGGCTGGTTCTAAACCGGAAGATTACTTTAAGGCATATCAAGAATCTTCAGCAGAATTAAACCTCCCTGATGATCAATTCATGTTTAACTATCTCAAAAATCAAAACGGTAAAACCGAAGAAAATGAGAATGGTTGGAGCGATGAAGACATTGAGGAAAGGGTAAATCGAATGAAGGAAAGTGGCGTTCTCGAGACTCAATCTTACGACAAAAAACAAACTCGTAAGCAAGAGATTGAACAAGAACGCACCGCGCAACAAGAGGCGGCTGACAATGAAAAAACGACCAATGAGAATAATGTCAAAGCCGAGCAGAAAAAGGCTTATGACACGCTTATGGAGGAAGTTGATAAAATCGACACTATTGGCGGCATGAAAGTCGCTCCGGAAGACCATAAGGAATTCAAAAAGGTTTTTTCGAATTTGTTGGAGCCTGTGT